CGCCGCTCAGTTCGGGCTCACGCCATCAGGGCGCGTCGGCCTTGCAGCGAAAGAAACGGAAAAGAAAGACAGCTTGACCGAGTTTACCCAGAGAAAACATGGCTGACACCGAAACAAAGCGTTTCATCAGGAACAAGACCGACGCCAAAGCGGTAAAGGCTGGTTTCGTCTATAACAAGGCGCGAGCCGATCACGTCGTAGCTTTTTTCGGGAAACTGCATCACACGATAGGCCAATGGGCCGGTCAACCTATAGAGCTCATGCCGTGGCAGGAAGACGAGCTGATCCGGCCGCTCTTCGGCTGGGTCCATAAAGATACCGGGCTCAGGCGCTTCAGGACCGCCTATATCGAAGTTCCCAAGAAGAACGGGAAAAGCACTTTGTGCAGCGGCCTGGCGCTGTATCTCATGGCGGCTGACGGTGAGCCGGGCTCCCAGGTCTACTGCGCGGCGGCGTCCAGAGACCAGGCGACGATTGTCTACCGGGAAGCCAGCCGAATGGCGCAAGGCTCGCCGCTCCTGAAAGAATACATACTCCCCAGGGACAGCCAGAAACATCTCGCTATACCCAGCTCTAATTCGTTCCTGAAGGCGCTGAGCGCCGAACACCATCGCCAGGAGGGGCTCAACTGGCATGGGCTGATATTTGACGAATTACATGCCCAGCCTGATAGGCGCTTGTGGGATTGCCTGCGCTATGGCGGGGCGTCGAGGCGTGAGCCGCTGCTGATCTCGATCACAACAGCGGGCTTTGATAGACACTCTATATGCTATGAACAGCGCACCCATGCTGAACGCGTACTGAATGGCACCAGCGCCTCTACTGATTTTTTCGCGCTCATTAAATGCGCCGATGAAGAGAAAGACGACTGGACAAAATTCCGAACGTGGAAAAAGGCCAACCCCAGCCTGGACGTGACCATCAGCCGGGACGATATACGAGCGGCCTGCATAGAGGCCCAGGAGAGCCCAACTAAAGAGAACGCCTTTAAACGCTACAGGCTGAACATTTGGACGGAGCAAGAGAGCCGCTGGATACCGCTCAAGCGCTGGGATGAGTGCGCTGGGCAACTGGCACCGGGCGACCTCGAGGGCCGCGAGTGTTTCGCAGGGCTGGACCTGGCCAGCACCCGCGACATTGCAGCTCTCTCGATGGTCTTTCCTACCGATGAAGGATTCAGCGTTTTGAGCCGGTTCTGGATTCCAAAAGAAAATGCGTTAGAACGGGAGCGGCGGGACAGGGTTCCATACCTGACCTGGGCGCGTGAAGGGCTTGTAACGCTGACCGATGGCGATGTGATTGATTACGACGTTATCCGCAAAGACATCAACGAGCTCAACGAAACCTTTAACATTCGCGAGATTGCAATTGACCGGTGGAACGCCGCGCAGATTACTACCCAGCTACAGGGCGATGGTTTTGATGTGGTTATGTTCGGCCAGGGTTTCGCCAGTATGAGCGCTCCAACCAAAGAACTGGAAAAGATCGTATTCAGCCGGGAGCTAAACCACGGCGGCTGCCCGGTACTGCGCTGGATGGCGTCGCATGTTGTCATCGAGCAGGACGCGGCTGGGAATATGAAGCTCTCTAAAAAGAAATCACAAGAGAAAATAGATGGCCTTGTCGCCTTGGTGATGGCGCTGGGCCGAGCAAACGTAAGAACTGAGCCTTTCAAGAGCGTCTACAGCGCCCAGGGGCTCTCTACCGTATAGGATGAAATATGGGACTACTTCAAACCATCTCCAGCCTTTGGAAAAGCCGGAGCATCGAAAACCCGGCTACGCCGCTATCAGCGCCTGATGATTGGCTGTTAGACTTAGCCGGGGGCGCTACCAGCTCCGGCGTCAACGTCAACCCACAGACGGCGATGACTTATGCGCCAGTCTATCGCGCTGTAAACCTTATCAGCCAGGACGTGGCCAAGCTGCCGCTGGTGGTCTACCGGCGCAACGGCGAAGGGAAAGACAAAGCTACCGCGCATCCAGCGTATCGAGTGCTGAGATACCAGACCAGCAGGTCCATGAGCGCTTTCGAGTTCAAGTCTACGCTGACAGCCGACGCCCTGCTGTATGGGAGCGGCTATGCGGCGATTATTCGCAATGAGGCAGGAACAGCCAATGAGCTTATCCCGTTGTCACCAGGGGCCACAAATGAGGTCTGGGAGGGCGATAGGCGGCACTATACGACGATCATCGACAACCGGGAAGAACGCCTTAGCGAAGAGAATGTTTTACACATTCGGGCGCTCTACGGTCTGGGCATCGTAGACCTGGCGCGGGAATCTATCGGGCTGGGAATGGCCGCTGAGCTCTATGGCAGCGTATTCTTTAAGAATAATGCCAGGCCGAGCGCGGTCCTGGAACATCCAGGCCATCTTGACAATGACGCCCGCGACAACCTGCGGCGCTCCTGGCAATCTGTTCATGGTGGAATATCTAACTCTTCAAAAGTAGCGATCCTGGAGGAGGGTATGAAATTGACGCCCTATTCCAGCTCGAACAAAGATGCCGAATTCAACGAGACGCGGCAGCTTGAAGTCAGGAATATCGCGTCATGGTTCGGGATACCGCCTCACATGCTGGCCGACAATACCCGTACCAGCTACAACAGCCTGGAAAGTGAGAATCAGGCGTACCTAGACAGTTCACTTGATCCTTGGCTATGCACCTGGGAAACCGAATGCAGGGCCAAGCTCCTGACAGCCAGCCAGCAGACCCGTGATACTCACTTTGTCGAGTTCAATAGAAACGCCCTGGTCAGAGCCAACATGGAAGCGCGGGGCGCTTATTACAATCTCGCCATTCAGGGCGGCTGGATGTCGCGTGATGAGATCAGATCGAGGGAAAACCTGAACCCCATACCGGGCGATGGCGGCAGCTCGTTCATGGTGCCGCTCAACATGGGACCGGCCAGCGCTACGCCTGAAGCTGAAAACGACGACGGCACCGAGCTGGGAGCGCGTGACGCCCTGGGCGTTATTCTGAAGGATACCCTGCAACGTATGGCCAAGCGTATCGTCACCAGGCATGAACGTGCCGCCAAGAAGCCCGAAGAGCTCCAGCGGTTCTTAGATCAAGGCATGATAGACGATAATCGGGCGGTGGTCCTGGACGCCCTGACGCCAGCGCTTGACGCGCTACAGGTGCCAGGGAATAGATCCAGCCTGATGCTGGAATTCTTTTATTGTATGAAAGACGCCCTGACGTCGCCCGCGACGGTAGACGGAGTCGAGATACTTTGTACTGATGAATTCAAACGAAACCAAGTAATCAGCGAAGTCAGCGAAGAGCTGGCCAGCCGCTGGATGGGAGAGATAGAATAATGAAGACCGAAAGAAGATACCAACCGGCTGGAGACGCGCTGGAGATCAGGCAGGACCAGAATGGCAACATCAGCGGATACGCCGCTGTCTTTTATAACTCTGAAGACCGCGGCAGCGCGTTCGGCCTCTGGGATGGCGCTGAAGAGCGCATCATGCCGGGGGCATTCTCCAGGGCGATCTCTGAGAAAGACGACGCCAGGGCGCTCTTTAACCATGAGGCTGATAAGCTCCTGGGGCGCGTCAGCGCTGGCACCCTGCAACTCAGCGAAGATGCGCGAGGTTTGCACTATTCCATAAGCCTGGGCAACACTACAGCCGCCAAAGACGTCCGCGAGATGATCAACCGGGGCGACCTGACCGGCAGCTCATTCTCTTTCAAGGTTACAGATGAAGACTGGACCGAGGAAGAAGGGAAGCAGGTCAGGAACATCAAAGGCGTAGAGCTCTTTGACGTCGGGCCGGTGACATTCCCAGCCTATGAAGCCAGCACAGCGAACAGCCGAGACATAGAAGGCGCGAAAGAAAGCCTGGAGGAGTCTGAGCGCGAGAAGGTTAAAGAGCGCGTGAATGAGCGCTTTGAAGCCCTAGCCCTGAAGATTGACCCAGAGCTGGCAGACAGTAAGCCTACAGAGGATTCTTGACAGCCTGAGAGGGTATTCTATACTCTCACCTATACATTTTAGCTACCAGGCCGGGCGCTCCAACGCGCTGAAGGCCGCAGCTCCAAAAACCTGCCCAGACAGATTAAAGAGCCGCAAGAAACCCCAAAGTTTCAGCGGTTCTTTTTTTATGACCGCTGGGAAGGAAACAGATGAGCATTAAAGCTTTGAAGGAACAGCGCTTTGATATCTTCAAGCGCCTGGAGGAGCTCCGGAACCTTGCGAATAGCGAGGACCATAAATGGAGTTCAGAAGACGAAAACAACTGGGAAGCCTGTAACGGCGATTACGACCGCCTGAGCAGATCCATAGAGTTGACGGAACGCACCGAGGAGCTTGAAAGCCAGCTCGCAGAGCGTAGCGAAAAGAGAAACCTTTTCCGCGCCGAGCAGCCCGAGAGTGTGCGAGATGCCGCCCCTAGCAGAGAAGAGAGAGACGATGCGCTACAGGGCTGGGCCAGAGCTCAGATGGGCATGGACCTGGAAGAGCGCCATCAGCTGGCCTGCCGCAAGTGCGGCGTGAATCCTCAAAAGGATCACTACGAAACCCAGCTTTACCGGGGCAACTATGACACCATGCGCCGCGAAATGCGGGCGGCACAGGCTACGACGCCAGCCAGCGCGGGCGGCGCCCTGATTCCCGAGGGCTTTGTTTATGAGCTCGAACGGGCGCTTCTGGCCTATGGCGGCATGAGACAGGTCAGTTCTACAATCCGCACCGATAGCGGCAATGATCTGCCCTGGCCAACTGTCAACGATACCGGCAACACCGGAGCCATCCTGGCCGAGAATACCCAGGTATCTGAGCAGGATGTCACCTTTGGTTCTGTAACGTTCGGAGCTTACAAGTATACCTCTAAGCTGGTACTGGTTTCTGAGGAGCTGATGCAAGATTCAGCGTTTAACCTCACCAGCGAGCTGGGTTCACTCCTGGGCGAGCGCATAGCGCGCATCCTGAACGAAAACTTTACTACGGGAAGCGGATCAGGCCAGCCCAATGGCGTAATCACAGCAGCCACCAGCGGCAAAACAGCCGCGTCGGCTACGGCTATAACAGCCGGTGAGATCATTGATCTTTTCCATAGTGTTGATCCATCCTATAGGGATGGCGCTTCAAGCGTTTGGATGTGCAACGATTCGACCGTGGCCGCGATCCGTAAGCTGACGGACGACCAGGGACAGTTTCTCTGGCAGGCCGGGATGCAGGCTGGTATTCCTGATCGCCTCTATGGCCGCGCTGTGGTCGTCAACCAAATCATGCAGGACATCGGCGCGTCTGAGTACCCCCTGCTCTTCGGGGACTTCTCTCTCTATAAAATTAGAGACGTCGCTGGCGTAAGGCTCTACCGGATGAACGAACGCTATCGCGATTACGATCAGACTGGTTTTGTCATCTTCTCGCGTCACGATGGCGACCTGCTCAACGCAGGAACCAACCCGGTGAAGTATCTGACGATGGCAGCTTCATAATGAAGGTGTCCTTATTAGTCAGTAGAGCCGGGCCGACGTTCAGCCAGAAAAAAGGCGATGTTATCGATGTTTCTTCCGACGAGGGGAAACGTCTGATTGCCGCTGGCCACGCGCAGGCAGTAAAGGGAGGGGGAGCGAAGAGCTCCCCCTCTTCTTCTTCTAAACCTAAGAAGAAAGCCAACAAATGAAGATTAAACTATTGGTGAACTGGCACCGGGAGACCTGCTCCCATTGTGTCGGTGACGTCATCGAGGTTTCAAAGAAGACAGGGGAACACCTGATTTCTATAGGGCAGGGCGTGAAATCTACGGCGAGCGTAAAAGAAGCCGCTGCCGTCGATCCGGATACAGAGAACGCCAGCCACGCAGCTCCTGAGAAGAGGTAAACAATGGGTTTAGCCGTTGTAACGCCACCAAGTGAAGAGCCGATTACTCTCGCAGAGCTGAAAACCCACCTGAGAGTAGACACGTCCACAGATGACACCTATATCACCGCCCTGGGCGCGGCAGCTCGCGCCTGGTGTGAGGGGTTCTGTAATAGGCAATTCGTCAGCGCAACCTATGATTGGCGTATTGATAAATTCGGAGAGCTCCTGGTGCCTAAGCCTGACCTGGTCAGCGTGACCAGCATCAAATATATAGATAAAGATGGCGCGGAACAGACGGTTTCATCGAGTATCTACGATGTTGATACAGACCAGGCGCCTGGGCGCATTCG